TAAAGAATATAACATAAATGGGCGGTGGTCTTCTACAATTGGTTGCATATGGAGCACAGGACGTGTATCTTACAGGTAATCCTCAAATTACCTTCTTCAAGGTTGTCTATCGCAGACACACTAACTTCGCCATTGAAGCCATCCAACAGACTTTCAATGGAACTGCTGCTTTTGGCAATACTGTCTATGTCACAGTTTCACGTAATGGTGATTTGATTAACCGCACATACCTCCAGGTCAATGTTCCCGCTCTACCAGACTACAAATATAATAATACAGCTACTGATAGATATGTAAATTATTTTGGCCATAAGCTTCTTTCTCAAGTGTCTGTTGAGATTGGTGGTCAGCAGATTGACAAGCATTATTCAGACTGGCTTTACATCTGGAATGAACTTTCTCTTCCTCTAGGAAAGAAGTTTGGTTATGAGAGAATGGTTGGAGCTGATGGTGATATCCTGAGCTCTCAGAGTGCTCTTACAAGTGCCTCTGCTGCTGCCAATAAAGATGTTACAACCCTTTACATTCCCCTTGAATTCTGGTTCTGTCGCAACGTTGGCCTTGCCCTTCCTCTTATTGCTCTTCAGTACCATGAAGTCAAGCTCAAGATTCAGTTTGAGGAGATGGACAAATGTATCAGACAAGGTACTTCTGGATCTTTTGCAGCATCCACTAACACTGCTTTCCCTGGCAAGACTATTGACGCAACACTCTGGTGTGACTATATTTTCTTGGACACTGACGAAAGAAGACGCTTTGCTCAATTGAGCCACGAATATCTTATTGAACAATTGCAATTCACAGGCAGTGAGGCCTTAACTGCATCTGCAGGCAACAGATATAGACTTAACTTCAATCATCCTTGCAAGGAACTTATCTGGGTTGCCAAAAAGTCTGGCAGTGTTAATGACTGGTATAACTACACAACTACTAATGATTATGACCCAATCGTATTTACTGGTGCTGTTACATCCAATCTTGTTGAAAATATCTACCCAACTGGTGCAAATCCCTTCTCTAAGTGCTTGCTTCAGCTTAATGGTAACGATCGTTTTGCTGAACGCGATGGATCATATTTCAACTATGTTCAACCCTATCAACACCACACCAATATCCCTGTGAATAGAGGTATTAATGTCTATTCCTTTGCGCTCAAGCCTGAGGACCACCAGCCCAGCGGCACGCTCAACATGTCTCGTATTGACACTGCTGTGCTATCACTTACATCAACAGTTGCAGGAAATGTCAATATCTATGCTGTCAATTACAATGTCCTTCGTATTATGTCAGGTATGGGTGGCATGGCTTATAGCAACTAGTTTGATAAAAACCTGCCAAAAACAATATAACTCATTTTTTTTCTCCTATTATAGTATAAAGAATATANNATGGAGCACAGGACGTGTATCTAACTGGTAATCCTCAAATTACCTTCTTCAAGGCTGTCTATCGCCGCCACACTAACTTTGCTATTGAAGCTATCCAACAGACCTTCAATGGAACCCCTGGATATGGCAACCGTGTGACTTGCACTATTGCCAGAAACGGTGACTTGATTCACAGAGTCTATCTTGCTCTTGATATGTCAGCTGAAACACAAAGCCTTTGCAAGTTCTTTGGTCTTCGCTTGATCAACTATGTTGAAGTTGAGATTGGTGGTCAGAAGATTGACAAGCACTATTCTCACTGGATGTATATCTGGAATGAGCTTTCTCTTCCCAAGTCTAAGAGATCTGGATACTATGATATGGTTGGTGCATACGGTGGTGTCCCTGGAGCTTCCATGCAGAAGCAACTTTACGTCCCTCTTGAATTCTGGTTCTGTCGCAACGTTGGTCTTGCCCTCCCTCTAATCTCTCTTCAATACCATGAGGTCAAGATCAACCTTGCCTTTGAGACAGCTGAAAGAGTCAAGGCAACAGCAACAGCCCCTTCTGCTGCTTTTGGCGCATCACTATGGTGTGATTATATCTTCTTGGATACTGATGAGAGAAGAAGATTTGCCCAATTGAGCCATGAATACCTTATTGAACAGCTCCAATTCACAGGTCAAGAGGCTGTTCAAGGATCTTCTATTAAGCCTAAGCTTAATTTCAACCATCCTTGCAAGGAGCTTGTCTGGTTTGTCACTAAGAACTATTCTGCATCTGAAGATACCAATAATAACTGGATGAACTATACATGTCCCTCTACAGTTAATGGAACTGATAACAAACTTGGTACTGGTGATATTTCTGAAGATGCTATCGCTGCCAAGATTGGAGGAACTGCTAAGAGTGTTTCCAGGAACCATACTGTGAATGCTAAGCTTGTTCTTAATGGCAATGACAGATTCGCTCAACGCAATGGTTCATACTTCAACCTTGTTCAACCATTCCAACACCACGAAAATGTTCCTACCAATGCTGGTATTAATGTTTATTCCTTTGCACTAAAGCCCGAGGACCATCAGCCCTCCGGTACGCTCAACATGTCTCGCATCGACACAGCTGTTCTCAATTTGACCATGAATGATGCAGTTAGCTCTTATGCCACTACATCTGGATATAATATCAGTATCTATGCTGTTAATTACAATGTCCTTCGTATTATGTCTGGCATGGGTGGCATTGCTTATAGCAACTAAAAACAATACAACTCATTTTTTTTCTCCTATTATAGNNAACATAAATGGGCGGTGGTCTTTTACAACTTGTAGCATACGGAGCACAGGATGTGTATCTAACTGGCAATCCTCAAATTACCTTTTTCAAGGTAGTTTATCGCCGTCATACTAACTTTGCTATGGAGGCAATTGAACAGTCATTCAATGGCAACAATAACTTCGGATCCTCAGTTAGTGTCCTCATTACCCGTAATGGTGACTTGATCAACAGAATCTATTACAATGCTAAGATTACTAATGGTACTGCTGCAACCTCATCTTCCTCTGAATCCAATGGTGTCGCTCTTGTTCCCTATTTTGGCCAACGCCTCTTGAAGACTATTGAGCTTGAGATTGGTGGTCAGAAGATTGACAAGCACTATTCTGAATGGCTTTACATTTGGAATGAGCTTACACTTTCTCCTGGCAAGAAGGCTGGTTACCAGCTTATGGTTGGCGCTGATGCTAAGAACCGCTCAATCTTCCTCGGGCCAGGTGATAGCTATGAGGTCTATGTCCCTCTTGAGTTCTGGTTCTGCCGCAATGTTGGTCTTGCACTCCCTCTTATTGCTCTTCAATACCACGAAGTTAAGATCAATATCTCATATGCCTCAGCTTCAGAAATGATTGACACTACTTCTACTAATTACTGCGATGTTATTGAGGATGGTAAGCTTAAAGCAGATAATGGCAATGCTCTTCCTAACAAGAATAACAGTGACCTCAAAGGAACTGCTGCTAAACTAAAACTAGACCAGCCTGCTCTCTACGTTGATTATATCTTCTTGGATACTGATGAGAGACGTCGTTTCGCACAACTCTCACATGAATATCTTATTGAACAGCTTCAATTCACAGGCAGTGATACCATCAATGGTCAGACTGATCCCAACTCTATGAAGAGTGTCCGCATGACATTCAACCACCCCTGCAAGGAACTTGTATGGACTGTCAAGAGCGATACTGTTGGTTGCTATTGGAATAACTTCTCAGATAATGCTGCCAATATGTATGCTATCTCAGAGAACCCAGTCCTCAGAGCCAAGATCCAGCTTAATGGAAATGACCGTTTCTCTGAACGCAATGGTACATACTTCTCACTTGTCCAGCCCTACCAGCATCATGAGAACACTCCTTCAGTCTATAACAATGGCATCAACGTCTATTCCTTTGCGCTCAAGCCAGAAGAACACCAGCCCAGTGGCACGCTCAACATGTCTCGTATTGATACCGCAGTCCTATCTGTATCATCATCTGTTTCTGGAACTATTTCAGTCTATGCTCTTAACTATAATGTTCTCCGTATCCTTTCTGGTATGGGAGGCTTGGCTTATTCCAATTAAAATTTTATAAACATTATGATCAGTTATTTTTGTTTTTTTGTTCATTCTGACAAATATTAATGTATTATCACACTTTCACAATACACTATTTTATAGCATTACCATATTATCATACCCCTTTTTTATAATCAGCAACAGCAATTTAATAAGTCTATTGAGAATGTTATTTTGAAAATCTGCATTATGCAAATTGGTATTTTTATTTTTGAAAGCCATGCTTTTGTTTTTAAAAGCATATAAGAGGGTAAAACAATATATTCTTATGGAAATGACTCAAACAAAGACTATCAATATTGTGAATTTAATTGAAAAAAATCCAATTACAAAATTATCAAAGACTTATAATAATAAACTTCTTACAAAAATTAAAGAAACATTTACAGAAGAGCAACAACAATTATTTATATCATCATTTTATTGTTATTTAAATTATAATAAGGAAGATTTTGTTGTATCTCTTGATGATATTTGGAGATGGTTAGGATTTAGTCAAAAAGAAGCTTCAAAGAGATTATTAGTTAAATATTTTAAAGAAAATGTTGATTATAAATGTTTGCTCTACCGATCGGTAGAGCAAAAAGAAGAAGGGCGCGGTGGTGCTAATAAAATAAATGTTTTATTAACAATTAAATGTTTTAAAAGTTTTTGTATTAAAGCTGACACCAAAAAAGCTAATCAAATTCATGAATACTTTATCAAATTAGAAGAAATGTTACAAGACATTATATTAGAAGAATGCAATGAAGTTAAAATGCAATTGGAAAATAAAGATGCAGAACATAAAAAAAATTTACAATTATCTAAACAAGACTTTTTGCTCAGAGAATTTGGAACAATTGGTTCATTGATTTATATAATCAAAGTAAAATCATTTGATAATGGTGAATATGTTGTTAAAATAGGTCGTAGTGATAAAGGGATTTCTTCGAGATTTGCAGAACATAAAAGCAATTATGATGAAGTATTATTACTAGATTGTTTTATAGTACAGAAAAGTAAGGAATTTGAAGAATTTTTACATAGACATAAAGATATTGGACCAAATAGAGTAAAAGATCTGAAAGGTCATGAAAAAGAGAACGAATTATTTTTAATAGGAAAAAACTTATCTTATAATACAATAATAAATATAATTAAACAAAATATTCGAAACTATAATTATGGATGTTCATCAAATGATGTAGAAAAATCTAAATTAGAGTTAGAAAGTTTGAAGCTAATAAAAGACATTGGTGATAATAAAAGTTTCATTGAGATTATAAAAAATTATAGTGAAAAGATGGATGTGTTGTTTAAGAAAATAGATAATTTAGAACAAAACAATAAGATGTTATTAGAAAAAATCAATACATTATCACAAAAAACAACAACGGGTTTTAATGAGCCATTGATAACTTTAGGACCAAGACTACAGCAAATAAATCCAGATACATTACAACTAGTAAGAGTATATGAAAGTGTTTCAGAACTAATGAAAGAAGATATCAAATATAAAAGACCAAGTATTACAAAAGCAATAAATGAAAATACTATTTATCATGGTTTTAGATGGATGTTTGTAAATAGAGATTTAGATCCAAATATAATTACAAATATTCAGCCAACTAAACATGTAAGACCTCAAAATATTGGATATATTGCTAAAGTAAATAGCGAAAAAACAGAAATCATAAATGTATATTTGGATAGAAAAGTAGCCAGTAAATATAATGGATATGCATCACTATCCGCTTTAGATAATCCTGTTAAAAACAAAACATTATCAAATGGTTTTTATTATATATTATATGATGATTGTGATCAAAGATTAAAAGACAATTTTGAAAAACAATTTGGTATTCCTATATTATATAAAAATGGCATAGGTCAATATGATAGTAATAATAATTTGTTAAGAGAATTTGTTTGTAAAAATGATTGTTCTAAAATATTACATGTTAGTGAAAAATCATTACGAAAATCATTAGAACTAAATATACCATACAACAATCATTATTACAAATATTTAGGATTAAAAGATAAGTTTATCTAATATAACCTATTTATACTCACAACCATAAATATATTTGCACATCAACTCGCGAAGACTCCATGGCAATTTGTTCCAATGTTTTTCACATCTTACAAAAGCCTGCAATTCTTCGCGATATCTATCTGACAAATCGTAAGCATCTGTCCCTATCAAACTAAATAATTCTCTCAATACTCTTTCAGATGCGTAAGCATCTGATTCAGAACCTCTCCATTTCAGTGTGCCCATAGTTTGATATAGGCCTAGCAGATATGGTTGGTTACATTCTTGCATTTTATTTACATAAATATACTGAACAGTTGATATGACATACAAGAAATTATCAACATTATAAGGATCTGTTGGTGTAAAGATGTTATCTGAATATATAATATTCAGCACGCACTCTATTGGAAACCATTTATTCCAACCACAACCACAAGACAATATAGCAAGTTTATAATCATTATAGTCACTCAATCTGTATTGATAGTATTGACGATTTACAAAGTTCTCATCAAACATGTTACAGAATTCGATGATTATATTAAAGTGTTCTTTAGACATCATTTGTAATCCGAATAGCTCATTAGTATATTCAATGTCATCCTTAGATATTGTATATGCATATTGTGGATCATAGCATGTTATTTTAACGAAATCATTCGATATATTAAGCAAATCTTCATGGCTTGCTTGCAGTTTGTTGTTCCAATTTTCAACAACTTCGTGATCTTTTACATCTTTGGCACCAACAATAATTATATTATACTTCATATATTTATTTGGCATAGCATGAATATAGTAATAATTTTTATATCATAGCATATTTTTTATTACCTTATGTATAGGGATCAATATTTCTCTATATATTTGTTTTAGGTCTCATGAATAATTTAATTTTAAAAGAGATATACAGAGCTGTATTATTTTCCAAATTATCTCATAAGCTGCCATCTGAAATAAGTTCATCAGATAAAGATGAAACATTTGCCGATATTCATAAGATTCTTACCCATAATAATGCAAGTATAATAGAAAACGAAAATTGCAAATGTTATATTTTCAAATATACAAATACATTATTTGTAGCATTGAATTCCTTATTATCATACAATAATTGCAAAACCCTGAAACTGAAAGATGAGATAGCTGTCAATAAAGATATTTTTATGCAGTATAAATCACTTGAAGAACCTCTCATTAAGAATATAATTGAGTTTAATAAACACAAAAATCTAAAAAAAATATACATATGCGGTTACAAAATTGGAGGGGCATTGGCAACAGTCATGGCAGCTCTGTTGGCTGAGAAATTTCATAATATGTTCTTGATATCTTGTTTCACATTTGGAGCACCTGAAGTTGGCAATAAACAATTCAAAAAATACTTCAATGAATATATAACATGCAATTATAGAATTGTTATTGATGGTGATACAGATTCTAACAAGAATTGGCCATATTATATACATGTAGGCAAATCTCTGCAAGTAGATGATGATAACATAATAGAAAAGAAGGAAAATCAATATTCACTGTTCAAAACCTATTTCAAATACAAAGAGAATACACAGTCAGTCAGTAACTCTATTACACTTGATACATATATTCGTAAGTTGAAAACTATATTGGTGACATATAATACAAACTTACAACAAACTGAATCGAGCAATCGAGAAAAAATAGCTTCGAAAAAAGAAGAAATAGAATCAAATGGGTCATCGTTATCAAGTAAGTCAGTATCAACACAGAAACCAAAATCACCTCAAACAGATGATACAAATACCCATAGGCTTTTCCCAGTCAATTCTGTAAATCATAGAAATTCTGATGATACTACATCAGTTTTGCTAAAGCGAATTGAAAATATAGAGGTGCTTTTATTAAAATATATACCACAAACATCTCCAACATCTCTAAAAGATAAAATGGATATCAAAGACATAGTGTTGCAATGTTCTTATAGTGCTGCTTCATGAACTCCAATATGTTTTTTGTTTGATATGAATTGTTTTTCCTTTATTAGCATAATAAGCTTTGATATTTTCTAGGACTGCTTGCATTTTCTTTTGATACTCTTCAAAATCATCATGATGGCATGTGTATGATATTTTGATGTCAGAGTCTTGACTAGTGATATATTCAACCATAGTTTCAACATCTATATGTTTAGATGTTAATGATGATGGAGTTTGAATATCAACTTGTATATGATTGTTTTTAAAAATATATATTTTCCAAACATTATCAATGGTATTGTAAATCTTTACTAGATACTTATTTGTGTTATATAAGTCTTGAAAATATCCTAATATCTTTTCTTTATCTGTCATTATGAAGACTTCTTCTGATAACAATATGGTCCTTTATTTTTATTAGGATTATTTTCTGGATTTTGATATCTCACTAAATGTGTATCCGGAGATTCTTTAATGCTTCTACAAATATTAGAAAGTTGTAATTTCGCATCATCAATTCTTAATTTCCCTACAGTATTTCCAGAGTCAATTGTTGGTGGAAATTTATATCCATTTTCATTTTTTTCATATTTGTATGAGTACCATTTATTGACTGGTTTATAATATCTTTTATCATTATCATCATCTTTATTATCTACCTCAATAAGCCTCTTATATTCTACTAATATCCATGAAGGATCATTATCATCTACTGATATAACTGAATATCCATAAGAGTTTTGATAAAAGCCTTTGATATTATATTTGTTGTATATATCATATTTTATTTCATTTTTAAACATTTCCTTATTATCTGGTAAAATAGTTGGGTCAGCGCCTCCTGTTCCTACCACAACTTGCAATATTTGTTGATTAATTGTAGAAACCTGAAAATTGTGAGTATCTGCACATAAATATACAGGTCTATATACAGATAATTCATTAAATATTACATCCATAATAGCAGAATCTGGGTGTATTACAGTCTTATCATCATAAATTGTCTTCAGACTTGTGATTGGAACATGCCCTACAACAAAGTAATGAATAAATCCAGACCCTTTTTCTTCTCTTCTTTTATTAATTTCTTCTTTTATACTGGAAATATATTGTTTCAAAAAATCTGTTTTTTCTTCGTTTGTTTTAAAAATATTTGTATTTATGATAATGAACAAAGAAGTTCCTATCACAACTGTATCTGGTACAGTATTGGCTTCATATAACATCATTTTTGGATTACTAACATTCCCGCTTGTATATTTCTTTGTTTTTTTACCACCAACTTGTTGCGCTGGTGGTACCAGTGGTAGTGGTTGCATTGGTTGCATTGGTTGCATTGGTGGTACTGGTGGTACTGGTGGTACTGGTGGTACTGGTGGTACTGGTGGTTCTGGTTGCATTGGTGGTACTGGTGGTACTGGTGGTGCTGGTTGTTGTAGTGTTTGATAGAAGTATTCAAGATATGGTGTCATTTCATCTATTTTGTTCTCATTGATCCGCTTTAAATAATGGCGTTCAGTATTAATCATACATCCTTGTATGTTTTCATTTGGATCTTCGTCATGATTTCCAAGAATGATTAAACTATCTTTACCAATATTATAAAGTTTTATGAGACCAGATTGTAATACATTTGTAAAATAATACTTATATTTATCTTGTCCTTGATCTATTTTGTTTGAATACCAATTATCACCAGATATTACAATGAATTGAGCATCAGATTCATTTTCTTTTATGTAATCTAAAATAACATCTCTGTAATTTGTTTCTCTTTCACAATTAATATTATTCCAACATCCAAAGTGTATGAATTTCATATAATGCACTCTAAAAAAAAGAAATATAATAATCATGCTTAAAATTCTTAGATTTTGGATTCATCTCATCTATCGGCCTCGTCAATCACAACCTCAATAATGTATTTACTTAGGATCTCATTCACTATGTTCTCGGGGTTGAAATCTTTACAATTCATAAAAACTTTGAGAAGCTGTTCAGAGAATCCTGAAATCATAGCAACATTATCAGCAACTGACTTAACCGGAAAGGTCTCATTATGAGATGCACTAAGATTCCAGTAAATGAATACAGGTGGTTCATACCCAGTACCGTCAAACTTCTTAATAATATATTCATGCATAGTTTCTTCACTTGCATCTTTTCCTGATTTGGCTGCATCATACTGCATATCAGACAATATAGCCAACTTCTTTGGCATCTTTTCGGGAGGTACATTGAACATTGTAGCAATATTCAAGATCAAATCAAATGTTGCTTCAAAGTTTGTATTCATACCGGCTGGTAAGTTATATGTAATATGTTTAATCTGTTCATGCAAACTATCACCCTTAATATCAAATATTGTAGGGTTCGAATGGAATGATATGATCTTCTTATGAAACTGCCCCGAGTTACATTCAGCAATAAGAAGCCCAAGAGAAATCGCTGGTGCAATAGGCGGAACATTTCCACAACCTCCTCCTGTCATTGATCCAGAAGTATCAACTATAGCTAGCATATTATCAAGGATCCCTTGTGATTTGACATTTTCTAATAGAGTCTTCCATTGTTGTTCAATAGTCTCATTGTATTCATTACCATCTAGATAGTATTTTACTAGTTCGTGTGGAAGAATGCCTGTAACATTAATCTTCTTGGTACCATTTGACACCTGTTGTAGATATGATATGTAACCATCTGGATCGTGTTTCTCAAATGCATTCTTAAGTCTCTTTGTAGCTACAGCTGGAACTTTTTCATATTTAATTTCTTTCCATTTATTGGATGCCATGTATGTTTCTACGATGTCAATATTTTTCCTAAGAGGAACAAGATATTCTTTACGATATTTTTCCATCATTTTAGGATCATTTGGGAACAATTTAGCTGCGATATAATGAGCTGTATTGAACTTTATATCATTTTTGTCTTGTTGAGAAGATGCCCATTTAGCACATAGTGATACTTCATGATTCTTACCTTCTCCAAGCAGCTTTTTATCAGCTTTCAATTGTTCGGCAATCGATTCTATTTCAAAATCATTATGACCCTGATTTTTGATGCTTACATAAATCATATCCTTCCAGCATCCATATTTAGTGACGTATTTGCGAATGTTTTTAGTATATGTACCATATTTGTGGTTCTTCAACCAAATCATACAGCGATTGCTAATATTTTTTTCTTTTTTACCGTTTTGCCTATCGCGGGCATGAAAGACAATAGATACAGTTTTAGCAGGATCCTCTTTCCA